GCTTCTGGATCGCTCCGTCCAGTGTTGAACTACTGACCCCAGTTAGCTCTGCCGCATGGCGTAGCCCCTGCAAAGCTTCTGTGGTGATCCCAAGCTGGTCTGATGTTTTGGCTAGTGCGTCAATGCTTGTAAGGTTGGATTTTACTATTGCTGCTGCTGCTCCTGTAGCCGCTGCTGCTGCTGCTATTGATAAGCCGCCAAGTTTATTAGCAAGCTGCCTCGACTCTGTACCGATCTGTTTCATCGACTTTTGAAAGTCGCCTAAATCGGCTCCAATTTTTACAAATAGTTCACCTAGTTTCGTGCCTGCCATTTTTCAACCTCTTGATCTAAGTGCTGCGACAGCATTTGGAATTGATCCTCCGTCAAGCCGCCATAGGTCGGTTCGGGCTGATAATGGTCGTATAAAAGCCAAAACTCGGCTGGTGTCATTTTCCAAAATTCGCTCGGTGCGATCCCCCATGACCCTACGGCTATTTTGTACCACTCTGCAAAAGCTATATCAGGATCGCCCTCTATAGCTGCTGCTTTTTTTTTGACTTAGTGCCACCGCTGTTTTGTGGGTAAATTAGATCTAACATCTGAAACGATTTTTTTATAACATCTTCATCTGCTAACGGGCCGCCTCCATACATGGCCGCATGTATATCTCGCCATGTCGAATCGTCACCCGCTGCTTGTAATAACAGAAACATAATGGTTGCAAGATGAGATAGCTTGGCGTTCCCTGCCGCTGCTTCTTTCGCCACAATTGCTAAGTTTATATCGTGATTTTCGATCCTGTTTACCACTTCCATTGGTGCTTTAATTTCTAGCTTTTGTCCCTTCCAGTCTAAAACTAGGATCTCAGTTATTGCGCTCATCTATACCCCTGCTGTAAAAGTTGGCTCGCCAGAACTTAAAAATTGCGCCTCGAAAATTTCCGCCCCGTCCTTTTCCATGCTCGGTTTGTAGTTCTGCATAAAACCGTCAACTTGCAACTTAGACCCGTCATTCCAAGTAAACTCAAGCGAATAAATTTGACTGTTGTTTTCTAATGCGCTTCGCATCAATGACAGTGATTTAGTCACCCCGCTGATGCTTATGTCGATGGATCTCTGACCTGCCTTTGCAAAGATCTCTCTGTGACCATCTGATGTATCATCAGTAACTTCAACAGGCGCGTTGTCAATGCTGAATGACTTACTCATTACGCCTGCCACTGGCTGACCGCCAACGGTTAAAGTTACTGCTCTGCCTAAAATTCCCGCGCCTACGCTCATTTTTTGACCCTCTAATTTGCTGGTGATAGGCCGATTTCGGCCTTTGATGTTATCAGTGATCCTGTGTCTATATCTGTTCCGTTGATCGGTACGACTGGTGCGCCCGCTGGTATGTCTGGCGAATCCAGCACGGGCAATTTAGATCCAGTCTCTATATCAACTTCTAATTCTGGTTCGTGTGCCATTTTTACCCCTTTAAATTATCTTGCCAACGAAAAGCGTAAAACTGATCACGCCTTGCCGCGTATAACCATCTGGCTCTACAAAAGTGCTTGTGTATTTATAGCTCAACTCTAGTCCATCGTAGCCATTTAGGGTTAATTTCGTTTTATGCAAAGCATCATAGATCTGACCTAATAGCTGTTTGACTTCCAGCCTTCCCCTCGCCCTGCTCCAACAATGGATCAAAATCTCGACTTCAAAACCGTCCTCTGTATCTGTGTCCCAAGCATCTAAGCGATCTTCTCCAATCACCACAAACGGAAAGTCACTATCTTGATCTGTTTCATCTTGCGGAGCGTGATCATAAATCGGCACTGATAGCGCCCCACTCAAAACTTCAAAAACGGCTTTTTGGATCTCGACCGCTGCACTCATTTCTTGCCCTTACTTTCGATCACTTGCTTTAGCTTTCGTTCTAGCAACTGCATAATTTTGGGCGTTTGACTCGCATAGGCTGGCGTTAAAAACGGCCTTTTTTCCATTTTCTTAGTGCCGAACTCAAGCCATTTTGAATACTCAAGATTAGTTCCAACATAAACATCCCATGTCTGCACCTCGGTTTGCACTGACTTAATCAATGCGCCTGTATCGGTGTTAGGTGGTGATTCTGGTCTGCTGGCTATGTGTTCGTATTTTGCGCCACCGTTGCGGTATCGCGTGACCCATGACCCAAAGCTAGGCTGTGCAATCAGTTTTTTAGCTTCGGTTTCGACTAGCTTACCTGCTGCGATAAGTTGGCTTTTTACGGCTGCACCAACTTCCTTTTCAAGCACGTCAATGGCTCGCTGTAACCCTGCACCGCCTAGTATTTCAACGCCTTTCATGTCGCTACCCCTTCATCTGCGACAATCTCAAGCCAGCGGTTTCGTTCTTCAACATTGATAACTGCTCTGATATTAAAAACGCGCCCCGCGTAAACGATACGATCACTTGGCAAAATGCCTGCTTTGTAACGCATTGCAAAGCGGTGTGTGACGCTGGCCTGTATTCTCTCAGCCTGCACTGCTTCGCGGCCTGATAGCGGTTTTATATAGGCTCTGGCGCTAGCAAAATCTACCCAGCTTAATAGGTAGCCCCCTGCCCCGTCTGGTGTTCGAGATTCGCGCTGTATGCTGATCTTTTTATCCAGCAAGCCCGCATATAGATCGCAGCATTTCATAGGCTTTTTATTACTCGATCTGCGTTAAAAATAGCGGCTGCTCCTGACTCCAAGATCGGGTTCTCATTGCTGCAAGCTCCTCTGTGTTCGTAAAGCCAACCCGCCAGCATCTTAACCCCGTAAAGCGTAGCTGGGTTGATCTCTGCTGCTGTGGGGTAGCCTGCCTTGTAAGTGATAATCAGGTCGCTTTCATAGATGGGTGAAGTCACCGTGATCCTGCTCGGCTTGTCGCTGCTGTGTAAAGCCGCGTTAAGCAAAACGTCCTCACCTTCTGCGGTGAATCCTGTTAGCTCCGTGGCTGGATAGATTGGAACATCGATCCAAAACCGCTGCTGTGCTGCTGTGGGTACTAAACCGCTGGTGCTTTTTCCATATTCAGGCCAGCGGCTTAGGTGCAAAACATAGTCGCGCTCTAATAGTTCGCAACTTGTATAGTCAACATAAAGCTGACCTGCCGCGCTTAGTGTATCGGTTAAAATATCATCAAGGCTCGGATCGTATTCAATCGATAAATAATCGGCTAGTTCTGCTGGTGTTATTGGGCTGATATACGGATCGGTTGTTCTATTGCTGATTATGTAGGGCTTCGATTTCAGTGTTGAAAGTGTCATTTTTTAGCCCTCGCCTTTCGCGGCTTCTTAACCTCCTTTGTTTCCTCTGTGACTTCTTCCTTGCTAACTGGCTGCACGATCTTGATCTCACAAATTAGACCTTTTTTTAACCACTGATTAGCTTGAACGTGATCGCCAATAGTCTCGCCTGTAGCGTACATTTTTGACCCATGGCTGAACGGCTTTAAAACTTTAAACATTCGCTGACCTCCAAATAAAAAAAGGGCGCGACCTAAGCCGCGCCTATTGTTATTAAACTGGTGGTGTAGCTTCGGTCAAAGTACCTTTGGTAAAGGCTAGGGGTAGTTCAATCGCAAAGGCTGATCGTTCTTCGGCAAGGATCGCAACGCCTAGCTTAGTGAACAAATCTTGGTGCGACTCACTGATGCGAACCGATCTTTGCTCTCTGTCGTAAAGCGTAGCGCCTAACGTCCAATCGCCAAGCAGGAAACTGCCCTGAGCCATCGCATTTGTAACAATTACAGGAACGCGCCATAAACGCATTTCTCCGCCTTGTGGAACGCTTACCCAAATGTAATGACCATCTGACCCCTTGGTTAGCTCCAAAGTCTCCCAATCTGCGGGGTTCACGATCACGCCATTGACGTTATAGTATTCATTCAACTGACAAGCTGTAACGGCTTTTCGGATATGGTCGATCCATGCTGTGCCATCCAGTGCCGCACTTGCGCCAATATCTGTAACGCCATCGTCAACCATTAGCCCTGTAAAGTTGTTACCCGTACCGCTGCCAAACAATAACTGCTGATCCATAACCAGATCTAGGCCATAGCTGAGCTTGCCATCAATAAAGGCGCGTAACCGTGGCGCATCTGCCAAGATCTGCCGTGAAGCGATCTTGTGGTGCGCTATGGTTTCGACACTGTAGGTTTCTTCACTTAGTACAATGTCAGACTTGCCAACGGCTGCAAGCTGCCCTGCCTGCGGTGCTGCATTGTTCGTAAAGCTAGTTTCACGAACAACCTTTACCGCATCAGTTTGAGTTGGCATGTGGTTAACCAGATCCCGAACATAAATTGAACGGTTCGGGTTACTAAAGATGCTTGGCACTTGCATTGCCTGCGTAACCGCACCTGCCGAACCCGCCCCGTTGCTAATGTCCTTTTGTTCAAAAAACGGCTTATCAGTGCCGCGACCAATGCCCTTCATTTCTGCGTAAACATCGGACTCTACAAACTGCTGGCCCAATGATTTGACCCGCGCTGCACCTGTGCCGCTGCGATTCGCTGCTGCTTCCATTTTGGCAAGACGGGTTTCAAAATCGTCAAACGCCTTAACCGACTTGGAAAATTCGCTCTCAATACTAGCGATCTTTTCGCTGGTTTCCTTGGTGGCTGAACCTAAATTTTTAAACTCGTCTTGCTGCTCTGATAGCCAGCCCTTTAGTTCTTCTGAGTGCTTTTTGACACTGTCTTGCAACTCTTTGAGCTCT